CATACATTGTGTTATAATCTGTACCACCGGCTATTCTAAACTCTACAAGATTGTTTTCTGAGTCATTGTCTTTTTCGCCTTTGAAATGTATACTATTAAACTTACCAGTATCTATACCTTTGGACAGTATTGCTTCAAACTGTTTAAAACTCTTTGCATCTCCACGTTTCATACCTTCTGCATATTTTAATACATTTCGATATTGACTTTTTGTATAACTGTTTCTAAGTCTGCCAAACTCTGCAAGTAAATATTCATCACCTAACAGTAGTGCCATTTTTAATTTATTTTGTTCTGCTTTTTTACCTTGCCAACTCATTGTGACGTGAAGTCCTGTTGAATTATTAGTGCCAAAGTTTTTTTCACTCCAGTCAAATAAACTTTTCATTTCTGTAAGCATTTTTCTAGGACTGTCAAACACAGGTGATATTAGTTCTGCTCCTGTACCTTCATCAGGTTCAATACTGCTGTCTTTTTCTACTGCCCAACTAGTTGTAGTGTAAGTATCTCCGTAATCTCCTGATTCCGGATAGTCGGTGAATTTACTATTATCTCTGATCCATACCATTAATTCATCTGCAACACCTTCAACATCGCCATTACCACCACCATACTCATAACCATAATCATCAAGGAAACTGCTTATATAACTGTAGTTGTCAAATATCCAATCTTCTACACTATAATCACTTCTTGCGGCTTCTCTGGCTTCATCGTCTAGATCATTATCTTCTTGTACATCACTTCTTAACCAGTCTAGGTATTCGTCTTCGTATTCTTCTTCAACAAATTCTCTGACCCAGTTCATATACTCCCAACCATCTTCTTCACGGTTTTCGTATTCTTTGGGATCGTTTTCTTCGAAATCTTTTTTGTATTGTTCTATTGCTTCTGAACTTGGTCCGTCTCCACTATCTATAAAGTCATTTAGGTATTCTTCATCTTCTCTGACCTCATTTACTTTATCTTCTATAATGTCACTTAGATATTCGTCTTGACCTTTAGTGTATAACCATTCTTCAAAGTCTTCCCAAACTTGATCTGGCATATCACCGTATTCGTATTCGATATCACTGATGCTCATATCATCTACATTATTAGAACCTGAGGACCCATCTACACTATAGAAAAATGTTTCTGCTTCAAAGCCACATTTTACAGGTGCATCCAAGGCCTCTACGGCTATCTCTCTTCTATTAAAATTAATTTCACATAATTCTTCAGGTTGTTCTTTTAATCTTTTTTTGGATAACTTTTTAATTTTTCCTTTAAGTTTTCTAATTTGAAATTTTTTACCTTTCTTTTTGGCTAATTTTTTTAATTTGCCTTCTTGTACTTCACCATCTATAAAAACTTCTTGATCAGGTTCTACAAATTGATACTCCCCTTTAGGGTCTTGTATTACAACTTTATCTGGCTGTGGTTTATCTCCAATTTTACTTACTACTTTCCCAGCAACTACACCTTTATCATCTTTGTATTCTGTATTTACTTCTAACTCACTGGCTTTTGTAGTAATTGGGTTCGGAGTTTGTTGTTGTGCTTTTGCTGGTCCATCTAATGAAGGAGAAAAGTTTTTTCTTGTTGCTAAAGGTCTTTTAGCATTCTGCTTTGCAATAGTGCCGTGTTTTTGGTCTCCTACCGGAGTGGCATATTCTTTCAAAAGGTGCTGTATTGTTTTGACATCTTTGAATTTCATTATCTACGTCTCTTGTTCATCATACGCAATCTACGACTATTAGGATTAAACTTTTTAGTCCTTTGAGCCCTTCTTATCATTCGTTTCCCAAGTCTTGCTTTAGTTTTCTTTAATGTAAGTCTCTTTTTAAAATCTATAGGAGCACTACATTGGCTAACATTTGATACCACACGTCCTTTACGTCTGCCACTTGTACATCTGACAGCACGTTTTACGACGTTGCCCATTTTACGCCATACCATTCTGCCTTCTGTAACTGTTACATCAGTAAATTCTTCTAATCTCATTTTACCATTTCCTACATGACCAATATCTTGCTTTGGTCTTTGGTCCCGGATTATCGCAATTATGTCTTGCTCTAAAACTTTTTCTTGCTTTAGGATTACTTTTCCTAATACGCATTGTTTTTCCTTTAACACTAGAACCGCCATGTCCAAAGTTTACTTTTTTAACGTTTCCTGTTTTAGGATCTTTAACATATACTTTGAATTTTTTAACATCACCTTGCATAGGTTTGTTTAATTTAACTTTACGTCCACGATATTCTGCTTCAAACATATCGTTTTCGTCTATACTATAACCAAGATAACCAAATTCCTCATGAAAGTCTTCTGCATCATCTAATGTTATTTCTTCTACTATATCTAAATATCTCATAATATCTTCATTAATAACCCTACAACTGTTGTCATCAGTGTAGTAAATGTTAATCCAACAATAGCAATTATCCAACTTTCAAGTTTGTTTAATCTGTCTCTTGTCACTTCTTTGAATTCTTTTAATTCTGCCGTAATACTTTCTATACGAAGCATGTCTGCGATTATATGTGCTTCTATATTGCCACTTTCGACATATGGCTTTGGCATTGTTTCCGGTTCATTTTTTTTAGGCATTGTATACTCTATAATAAATCTTGTTTAGTAAATTCCATATTAACTGAATTTTTAGTATCTATTGTACCACCGTTCAGTACTATTCCATCTAACTCATCTGTCAATGTTTGTATAGTATGTACATCTGTTCTTTCAAAAGCAAATTTAAAAATCCAACCTGCTCCAGTTATACTTGGTGCTCCATAGTTTTCAATAACATTTGCCCCTACTCCGTTAAGTGGAACTGGCTCATTCATTACTACTGGCTGAGCTCTTAATCCGATTACTTGTACAATACTTTCAAAATCTTTTTGACTGTCGTCGTTGTAATCACCTGTTCTTGTTATGTCTATTGTAGTAAACAATGTGTAAAATTCTATGTTACCTGAAAGTGTTTCACTACTTCCCATTGCTCCACTTCTATTTCCTGCAACCATTATGTGTCTCCTGTATTACACTATTTATCAGTATTACCTTTCCTTTGATCAAAAAAAATCCCCAACTAGTGAGGATTTTTATAAGTTTGTTTAACTTAGAATGAGACGTCTGCAATAACGTGTCCTGCTAGGTCACCGTTTGCTAGGTTGTCTGCACCTTCTACAATCATATTAACTGCCGCACCACTTACTGCGCCAACTTTTAATACTGAAAGATTTAAGTTTTGAACTGAGCTAACTAATGCTGTTAGTTGAGTTGCTGAAATGTTTCCTGATTGTTGAGTAAAACTCTTAAGGAATACATCTTTACCAATAAACTCACCAGCCGCCGCCGCTCTTCTATCTGATTGTGCCATTTTAATTCTCCTAAATGTATATGTACAATATTTTGTACGTTACCTTTATTTATCAAAATAGCCATAAAAAAAGGCAGTATAAACTGCCTTCTTTTGTAAAAACTAAATCTTAACTAAATGTTGCGATTAATGTTGCACCTGCAATAGATGGTGTTGCGCCTGCGCCTTGTACAGCGATGTGACTACCACTTGTTAATCCTTCAACTGCTACAACTACGAAGCCTTCTACTTGTGCTTCAGTACATGCCGCTTCAACTGTTACAGATGTTACGTCATCTACTTCTAGAATGTGAGTAGTTCCTACGAATCCGTTTGCCGCTCTAACTGCCGCGTTTGGGTTTGATTGTGCCATTATAATTCTCCTAAATATATTTTAGAGCAAATTGCTCCGTTACATTTATTTATCTAAATTGGATGTTTTTTTGTTATATAAATTAGAGTTTTTTATCTAAATTCTTTTTACTTGCGGCTAATTTAAAATTACCTGGTTTGTTGTATGATACTTTAGCACCACCTATCTGTCCTAGTTTTTGTCCTAAATCAAAACTTGTTGTTGCGGCTTTGGTAACTGTTGATGTGTCAACTTTTGGTAAGTCACTTAATCCTAATCTTTGCTGTATTTCACTACCACCTTTAAAAGCATTTTGGTTACCTATTTGAGCCCCTCTTTTTCTTTTTATTTTAGGATCTTCAGCACTAATTTTATCACTATCTTTCTTTGCTTTACTGTCCTGTTGCTTCTGAACCTCTCGTTGATACTCAGCATTACCTAAATCGATTGCAGAACCCCAATCTGTTTTACCATCTATTTGATTTCTAGGATCTTGTCCGGCTTTCATAATATGTCTCAAAAGAAGAGTATTCCCTGAATATTTCTGAGTTACATCTCCCCATGTAAGTTCTTCTTTTAATATTATGTTTTTAATTTTCATTTTTGTCGTTGCCTTCCACTAGCCCAATAACCTGCTATTGCGCCTATTCCAGTTCCTGCTTTCTTATATTTATCAACATCTTTACCTAATTTTTGTGCAATCTTCTTACCAGCATACCTACCTACTACTGCACCTGCGGCCGCACCTGCAACTCGCTTTGCTGTACTAGGCTGTTTTTTATACTTATCTGACATTCTATAACTTTTATATCTTGTCATAGTAGATAAAGGACTAATCATTTCACTTCCTCTACCTATTCTTCTAAACTCTTGTATCATCTGAGTAACAACCAATTGTTTAGATCGATATTTTAAATTTTTCCAATCTGTAACAAACCTACGAAATTGTTTATACTTTGCATTACTAATTTTTAATTGCTTTTCTAGTCGCATAAAATACACAACACTATCGTTAGAGTTTTCTCTGCCTTGTCCTAATTTAGTAAAAAAGTTCCAATGATGCCTGTCATTAAATTTACAACTTTTAAGAAACCTGTTACTTTCTATAGAACTTTTTAATTTTATATTTCTATTATCAGGATCACTTACTTGATATGCCAATAAGTATAAATCCGTTGCATGACTTCTAAAAAAATTATACTTTCCATATTGTGCTGTTTGCTTTGCATATGATCTAGCAAATGCTTCTTGCTTTTCGTCTTTTGCCATCATAAAGGTTGCTAATGATGTTAAATAAAGTAAGTCTGCAATTTCCCTTCCGTTATAAATTTCGAAGTTTCTAGTAGTTCTATACAACCTTGCTTCTGATATTTCTGTATCTATTAATTTAAATTCCATTTTACCTTCGCCCACATAGGCTTGTATTGTTTTAGCACCTTGTTTCTTTAATGCTTGATGTCTATGATTGCCATCAATAATGCCGCCATTTTTATGAACTACAATGATAGGAGCATCACTTAAATTACTCTTAAACATGTTATCTATGTTATCTTTATTTCCTTGCCAACCATCTGCAGGAGATACAGAGTCTATATCAATATTTTTTAATTTAAAAACTTTATTTTGACTTACCCAGCCAAGCCAATCTGGATGATGCCTTTCTTTCATATCTTTTTGTAACTTTGATAACATCTGATCTAATGTCATAGTATCCATTATGCTCCAGGCCTCCCTGATCCAAAGTTCAATTTACTAAACTCTAATCTGTCTATTAGTTTTAGAGCATTACCATCTCTATCAACTGCTACAAAACCTTCTTCCCCGGTTACTTCGAACCCTTTTTCTGTTTCTTTAAATGTAGGCATTTGTCTTATAGTTTCTAATTTTTGTACAATTAAATTTTTGGCTTGTATAAGTTTTAAATATAAATTATAAACTCCAACAATACTGTTTACATGCTCTTTTAAAAATTTTACACCTTGCACTAATAACTGCCTGTATTCATCTTTCTTTTGTTCTGTTTTATATCCATCTATTTTTTTAGTCATTCTTGCAATATAACTTTGTGTAAAATCACTAGAAAACTTAACAGGGTCTTGTTCAAAACTTTCCATCTCTCTGATATTGGAATTAATATGTGCCTTAAGATAAATCATAAAATCCTTACCTATTATATCATTACCTTTTTCAACCCAGTCAAACATTGGTTTGCCTACTGCTTTTAAATACCTATCAGCAGTTTCTATTGCTGACAAAATATCTTTACCTTCTTTATCTGTAAGAGTAATTGTACCACTTAAATCTTTTATAGTGGCATCTCTAAACCATACAGCAGAATTTTGTTTTAAACCAGTGCTATCAAACCCAAACTTGGCTTGGGTATCTGCTAGTGTAGGTCCGCCTACATACTCTGTATGAAAAACTATACCCATTTGTGAAGCCATTATTTCCTTTGCTAAGTCTGACTTTACAGGAACACCATAAACCAATGTGTTTGGTTTAAAATAAACAACTTCCTCACCATTTATATTACCTTGTTGTAATGTATCTTTTTTATACAACATGTCGCCTTGTAATACAGTTTGTATATCTAATTTAGATAAATTTTCTAAAGCAACTTTTAAAATATCTTGTAAACCAATATCAGGATGATTTTCTTCTATGTCTTTAGGGGTAAAATTTATTTTAGGTTTTTGTGCAAACACACCTTTAGTACCCACAAAAAATTTACCAGTTTCAGGATCTTTACCACAGACTATTGCAGGAGCACCATCCCATTTTGTTGTCATTGATACTTTTGTGTCTGATTCGCCTTCCAGCATCTGGTGTAAACTATATAGATAGTCAACTGCCTCTTTGGCACCGTTAAATCCTTTGTTATAAATATTATCTTCCAAATGCTCAAGGTGTGTATTTTTACCTTGTGCTTCTAATAATATTCCACTAAGAATATTTTTTTGTAAATCTAAAAATTTCATTATTTAGGTTTGTACTGAGTAGAGGTACTGCCTGATGCTGTGCCTGTTCTGTTACCTGATTTATTAAGTACATCTGTAACATGAGCTATATCTAATTTAAAAGTTAGCCATTTTTTAGTAAGTGATTTCATATTAAGGATATTTGGATTTTCTTCATCAAAACTTTCAAATGTTCCTTTTACTTCTTTGCCTTTATTTACACCACTTACTCCTTTCCATGAAACAATACTACCAGGTTTTAATTCCCTATGTTTTATCATTATTGGACCGCCTGTAGGCTTCTCTAATTCTTCAGGACTACCACCTGCACCTTCATTTGCCTCATCATTAATTTGTTTATCTTCTTCTTCATTAGTGGTTAAGTCTGGCATTTCTTGTTCTTTTTCCTGTTGGATTTCTTTTCTTAACTTCTCTAAAATTTCATGCTGGTCTTTGCTCATGGTTAATGTATTTTTACCTTTAAGTGGGAAAACTTCTCCAGTATAAAAATAAAATCCATCACCATTTGGTCCTTGCTCCTTATTTACATTTAAACCAAGTTCAGGATAATGTAGTTTTACTAGCACAGAATTTAAAATCCTAGTGGGTCTTGTTAATACTTTTCCTGTATCTGGATCTACCTGACCACTTATTTCATCTTCTTTTGCAAAAGGTACTTTGTTATCTGATTTGTCTATACCCGCACCCATAACTTTTCCTGAACATTTAAAATTAATTGTGGGGAAATCCATAGCACCTCCGGAATATCCACTGGGATTTGCCTTTTCATCTGGCTGGACTACCACTAGTTGTCCTTTCCTAAATTTGCCGCCATAATATCTAGTTAAAATATCTTCATACTTTTTAATATTTTGTAGTGATATTTGTCTGAATTTTTTATCAAGAGTCTTATTTTTTACAGCATCTTTATATGCATCTAAATGGACTTGTACTTCATCTAATAATGATCCAGTTGATTGATCAGTTCTGCCTTTTTTTACTGTTACTAAAAGTTCACTTAATTTATTTTCCCAATATACTATACTCTTTTTGGCTTCCTCTGATTCATCAATCTCACCTTGATGCTTCTGCCAACTATATGCTTTTTTAAGTGTGCCATAATGATTAGTTAATCCTTTTTTAGCCATACCAAAAATTGCATTAGAAATCGGATTGTATACACCTCTTTTAATAATTTTAGTAAACAATGGTGCTTTTGGATCTAAATCATCCCCATATAAACTAAATTGCTCTGTAAACCAGTCTTGTATTTTTTGAGTTGATGAGGGTGGAATTCTTGTTACTGTATCTGCTTCGTATCCTAATGATGCACATAGTAATGCATGTGTCATAGAATTTTGTGGGACTTTTTTCTGGTCGCTTTGTCTTACAAAATATGGGCGATGATCTGGATTGTTAGGATATTTCAGAGGATCCATTTTTATGATTACTTCTTTACCGTCTTCATCTATACCTTTAAATTCTCCCTTGTAAATATATTTTACACCTGAGCCTTTCATAGCATAGGCTCTATCATGTTTTAATAATGTTCCTGTGGTTTCTGCTTGAAATTCTTGATACTTCTCATTATCCTTTTTTATTTTTTTAATAACGGCTGTTCTATAGGCGCGGTCAACAGTTCCATCTGACTCTATATTACCTGTATTTTTAGCAGTTGATTTTTCATAATTATATGTATTGGTTCTACTATCATAATCAGGAACAAAACGTCTATCTCCATTTATAAGATACATCAACTTTGCTACTAGTTCTCTTAATTGGGAGTTAGTTGCCCTTCCTATATTAAATGGTTCATTTTCTGTACCAACCCTGTGCCATGCTCCACTGGTAGAATTGTTGGTAATATACTCTTTTTGAATATACTCAGCGTCTGTAAGTTCTGCATCTGGATTTTTTTGTAGTATTGCCTTAGTAATTGCCTTAATATCAGGTGATCCTGCAGGAGTATTTACCTTAGCAAAATCTAATAACCTCTTATATTCATCAGAGTTCGGGTCTACTTCTACATCTGGATCTTCATCTTTAGGAGTAATATCTGGATTCCACCATGTCCCAGGAGTATAATTATCAGGTCCTATAAGAGGCTCTAAATCATAGAGCCAAACATAATAGTCATTAGCATCAGTCAAAGGATTAATTGATTTATCACCTGCATATGTGGGGATATCATGATTCCTTGCATATTGGCCATGCATCAATTTGTTATTAGAATTGAGTTTAGGACCCGCTTCAAGTAAATTAGATTGTACTTTAGTTACTTCTAGAATTCGCATCTTCTATCTCTTTTTGGTCTTCTTTTATAACTTTTTTAATACCTCTGGAGAATTTATTTGCGTCTTTTCCGCGAATGCTGTTTATAAGCCTATTTGTAAGATCTTTTGCAGTTTGCTCATTGTAGTTTTGTTCAATTTGTTCTATTAAGTTAATAGCACTATTGATTACATGCTCGCCTCTGTTCGATACCACATGGTTTCTGTCACGATCTACTGAGATTTGATTTAATTCTTCTAATATACTGCGAGCCTTTTTCACGTTTTCTCCATTGAAAAATTCTATATAATGCTATTTATCATTATAAGTCGGATTTCTTTAGGAACTCTCGCATGTTCATAGACTGCTCTATTGTGGATTTTTGTTCAGGTTCGTCTGCCTTTATGGCATTTCCACGTTTTAGTTGATCCACTAGGTTGTTTGTAGTGACTGTCATTGCATCTTCATCACCATCCTGAAGATCTTCTATCCGTAATGTGTCAGGATCAAATCTTAAATCTACTTTAGTGCCAACACCACTACTACTTCTTGTTTTCATAAATTGTATCTGATATCTACCCTTTTCTCTCATAGCATTACTTGTAAAAATACCCACAACATTATCTGCTGTCTGTATTTTACTAATACCACCTGCTATATGATGATGATCGAATTCTATTTCTTCTACAGCACCTCTGTTTAACTGTGAAGCAGTAACAAATAATAAGTCTCTTTCAACTGCTAAGTTACGCAACTCCTCAGATACATATTTGTCTTTAATAAACAAATCACTACCACTTACCTTTGCACTGATAGGCATCATTAAATCCAAGTAATCAACTAATAAACAATCTACTTTTTCACCACAAGATATTTCATATTCACGTAAAAATACTCTGATATCATTTACATTTACACCATTTGGCATCTGTTTTACTCTAAGTCTACCAGCACCTTTGGCTTTCATACGAACTTTTAAATCTACATCATCCATATTACGCATTATTTCTTTTGTACCAAATCCACTTACCATACTGTCTAATCGCATACTAATTAATTGTTCACTAAGCTCTAAACTGATATAAACAGTATTCATACCTGCCAATGCCCAATTAACAGCAAAGTTTTGTAAAAACAAACTTTTACCTGCACCAGATCCACCAGCAAAAATAGTCATTTCGCCTCTGTTTAATCCACCATATAGTTTTTGATCTATTCCTTTCCAGCCTGTGCTAATAGCACCTGACTGATCTTTTATCCATTGCAATCGCTCTTTCGGATTTTCAAAATAATCTAAACCTAAATCTTTTACTAAGCCTACCTGGCTTGCTTCTTTAATTTTATTTTCCACAGTACCATAGTCTTGTTTTTCTAACAAGTCTGTGCTTTCAATAATTGCTTTTTCTAATGCTTTGTGTCTGCAGAATGTCTCGAATTCATTCATAAACCATTCATGATGATCAGGCGTCACATTTGGAATAGGTTCCAGTTGTATACCTGCTACTGCACTTACCTGCTCAGGCGTAGGAATAGCATTGTGGCTTGTGCTGTGAGACTCAAATAACTCAACTGCTTTTCGATACTTTAAGTTAAAAAACTCAGGTTTTACAATATTTTGACACCTAGCAAATAAGTCTTTATCACTTAGTAAAAATCTTAAAAATAATTCTTGTGTTTCTTCTGTATATGTTTTTATATCTGCCATCTTTTTCCTATCTCATTTAATATATATCTTGCGAAAATGATATGCCCATCTTTGTTTGGATGTTTATCGTCTTCACTTATTTTGTGGTTTATAGTAATATTTGATACTGGCAAAATAAAATTACTTTTATCAAATACTGGAAAGTCTAATCCATTAAAAGGTTGGCCATCATGACCAGATTCAGTAAACACATTAGGCATACATTTATTACTCATACCTGTGATTAAAAATTTTATATTTTTGTGTTTACATAATTCTATAAAAGTATTTAACATGTTGTATGTTTCAAATATACCTTCTTCTAGAGTTCTTGTCATAAAAATAGTAGGCATAATTAATCTTTGAAAAAAATTTTCAACCTCTTTTACTACATCTATACTTTCTTGTAAAACTCTGTCCTCAGTAAAATGTAAATCTTTTATGACACCTATCCAAGCCTTGTGAGTGTCATGAAAAACTTCTGTTCTTTCTGGTGATGTAAGTTGTAAAATAATAATCCAATCGTCTAAATTTTCTGTATTGTTTATAAATTCTGTTGCTTGTCTAAATAATCTGTGATTACTTCCTCCCTCAATAGATTTATTAATAACAGTTTCAAAATTATCTTGTAAATAAAATCCCCAATTTATTAAATTATCTGTATTGGGGAACTTCTGTGTCCCAGAGCTAAAACTACAACCATTTACATATAGTTTTTTCATAAAACTGTCCATAAAAGCATAATTAACATAGGTACTTCATGCAGTAACAAATGTATGATTACAGAATATCCAAGTATTTGTTTCCAGTGTATCTTACATAAATTAAAAAAGTCGTTTATATATTTCATAACATTTTTGCCTTTACTTGTACTTTTAATTTATTATCTGTGGAATGTTTTATAATACTTGCCAAAGTAGCCAATCTTCCATACTTAATAACCGCTTCATCGGCATCTTTAATGTCATTTGCCCAGGGAGGAAAACTTACCTCCCAACCTAACTCTAATGCCTGCTCTATAAGTTCTTTTCCTGCACTATCTCTATCAGGACATAGTATAACACGTTTACCTAATTTTTCAATCAGATGTGCCTGCTCTGGTGTAACACTATTACCTTGTATACTAACTCCATCTAGTTGAATTGCATCAAAAACACCTTCAGTCACAATTACAATTTCTCTTTTGCTATCAGCAAACCTATCAATATTAAAAACATACCCAGGTTGTATTTTATGCAAATACTTTGGTGTTGTTTTATTAGGAGGATCAATATGCCTTGCAGTCCAACCAACTAACTCTCCATTATAAGTAAATGGAACAACCAGTCTCTGCTTATATAGACTCTCATCAAAATAAAGTAATGGATATAGACCAAGCAGACCTCTTTGTTTTGCATATTGCTTTATACTATGTGTATCTGGCAAATCTTCTACTGCTACGGCTGTGTCTGGCAGTTTCTCCGTGCTGAACTTTTGTAAGTTGTATATATAGTCGCCCGGCTCCTGTTCTTCTAAGACATCATTATATTTTAATAATTCAATTTGCACTTTATGTATATCTGAATCGGATACACCCAGTATAGATGCTAAATCTTTATATTTTTTCCCTAAATTTGGATTTGGTGCCCAACCTGTAGTAAAACCACAATTAAAACAATTATAACTTATTCTAGCACCAGTTGTAATTAGTCCGCCCCTTTTTCTCTTATCATTACACATAGGACAATCCATAGTAATCCAGCCACTAGGAGTTTTTGTTGTTCTAACGGGTAAATTATCTAAAAGTAGCCTATGTACTTTTTCTACAAGAAAGTCGATATCCATGCGGATATTATAGCAGAATATATCTAAAAAGTCAATTAATTTCTGACCAGAACTTTGTCTATAGTACCGCTGTCAGGTGTATGAATTACTCTGATCCAATTTGCATTTACAGTAAATGTTTTATGGTAGATATCACTAGAAGCGGATATACTTATATTACTTTCTATATTAAACCAATCACTACTTGCTTCGTCACTGTTAGGAGTATTTTCTATACAACTACCTTGTATTGTTAAATTTCCTGTATATGCTGAAGGGTAAACAGCAATGCTATGTAGAGCATGGCTGAAATTTCTATCCTGATTACCAAATAAAGCACTGGTTGTAAATATATTTGCTGGATCACCAGACCCAGTACTAGCAACCTGTGTAAAACTGTTTGATAATTGGGTTTCAACAGGTTCATGTTTTATTTGTGCGTCTATTTCTAACTGAAACTTTACACTACTGTTTTGATCAGTATAGACAGGATATTCATTGCCGTCTTGTTTTGTCATAGAAACATAAATTGTATATAAACCTTCATCAACATTTCTTAAGTCTCCTTCGTCTAAAACAAGTTTAACCTGTCCTATATCGCTAGTATGCTCAAGAAGTTTAGTAAATATTCTACGTTTAGTAGTAGGATTTATAAGTGTAGCAGATAAACTGTCAGAAAAAACATTCTGTAGTTTTCTATCCCTATTCCTAATATCAAATTTTATTTGGTTATACATGCCTTTGTGGGCGATTAGTTTTCTATTATTCATTGGTCTGTTATCCACATAAAGTCCATTGGTATCCACCACCATTTCGATGATATCCTCGTAAAGATATAGTCTGTGATCACCATGTGACATATTTTTAGCTCTTAATAATATACTATTTATCGTTTCGACGCATAAATACTTTTGTGGAGAAAGACAACCTTATAACAGAAACAACTGAGCGATACCCTTTTCTGACTGGTATACAATACGGACAAGGAGAATACATAGGCATTGTTGTGAATCATGATAATGCTATAATGACTTTTTATGATGTATCAAAAATAAACAATGAAAAAGAACGTGAAGAGTTCCTAGAGCTAGGCGAAACCTGGTGGTGGGAAAGTAACAGACAATTGCCTATAGATATATTTTTACATCATGAAATGAAACAATTTCATAGATGTTTAAGGACCTTTGTAATGAAAGATATAGAAATACTTTTTGGTCCTATAACCAGTTTACAAAATCTTCTTAAAAAGAGAATTAAAAGAAGAGGCGTACAACTTGTAATTAAACATAAAGATAACTAATTACAAATTTTCAACAATTAAATTTAATTGAACTAATATTGCTAAAGCATACCCATAACTATGACTTTTCTTAAAAAAGTAAGTATTATCATTAGGTTTTATCCAAACATCTGCTTCAACTTCGGACCAAGTTTTACCTACTAGATGTCTTTTACCTGGTCTAATCATTGCTAATATCATTGCTAATTGATCTATATTTTTAGGTTTATATTGTTTTACAATATCAAAATGATTATTAATATGAAATAATTGTTCTACAACTTCTTGATGTTCTAGTAATTCCCACATTGGTTCTGTACTAATAAGTTTATCCAAATGCTGTTCATCTTTTATGCCTTTGTAAACATGATTGTTTAAAAAATCTACTTTAAACCAACCATCTTGTTCTGCTTGTTTGTGATCTATTGTGCTATAGCCTTCTAGTGGAAACTTTGGAATATTTTGAAAATAAACACCAGTATTGTGTTTAGTAAACTTACCATCTTTTTCTATACTAGCAGGTGTGATATTTACTAACTTGAGAAAATCCTCTCTGTTAGCCATATCAATATCTACATCAAAATCTATTTTCATTTATAACTGAATCCTGAACTTGTAAATAATCTTCTTGCGAGACTAGTAAATTTATAATTACAACTAATACTGTATCTTTCACTTTCTCCTAATACAGGATAAGTAAAATGTTTTAAAGAAGAAGGAAAAACATACATGTCTCCTTCTTCTGGATTCACAGTTAAACTATGTAATCCAAACCCATTCTTTTCTGATTCTCCAAAATTAAAATTTAATTGTCCAACTTGATTATCTTTTGCATTTGTATTATAGCACGTTACATCAGGATCTAATTTTATTTTAGGATATATAACACAAACCAAGTCTGCACTTAAAATATGATTATGAATTGGATTAAATTCATGTTTTACTTGTTTATTATACCATGAATCCGTACATTTTAAATAATTATTCAACTCTTTACTTTTGATAGATTCAGTCCAAAAACCACTGTCTACATTTTGTAAATAATCTTCCATATTATTATTAATTGTTTTAAATACATCTAATTTTTTTAAATTATCAAAAATATTAATTTCTTCTGAAATGAAACCAACTAAACTGTTAGAATAATCTTCTTGTTTTTTAGGTACACAGATTTTAAATAAACTATCAGTTTCCTGATTAGTTAATTTATATTGTGCTATCCTAGGACCAAAGGGTTCAATTACATTCATATTTTATTTTTTAAGTTTTTTGTAGCCTTTTGAATAATTATCTTCTGGATCTATCTCTGCATCAGCATTCATAAACCTCATACGTTGTATAAGATCCCAATTTATGCCGTCACTTGGCTTCCATTTTTCTTTAATACTAGTCATATCATTTAAATCAAAAGATTTATTATTTTGTTCTTCGTTCATATTCCTGCTACCTCACATGCCTGTTTTACTTCAGCAACTTCTTCTTTATTTTGTACAAATAATTTCATCCAAAAATTTGCTTCAATAATATGTTCTATCATTTTTACTTGTTCATCACTAAATCTAGGCAATAACTGATCTCCTGTTATACTTAAATATATTAACCAAGGAGATATTTTAGCACTTCTTATATCGTGTACCGCTCTTGAAGTACTAACTTCATTAAAATAATTTTGCCATTGAGTGCTATTATCTTTTGCCCAAGTATCTAAGTACATAATATTTCGTTCTAAGGCTTTCATACCTGGTTCTTTTTTAACATAAGTCAGTAAAAACTCATCATATAATTTATCTTTACTCCAATCTGCTAATTTTTTACCTTCTTTAATTAACCACTCTGCAAATTTTTCTGGTTGTAAGTATTCATTTGTAATACAACTTCTACCAAACTTTACAAATCCTTCATAGTATTGACTTTTTATAAAATCTTCATGTGTTTTAGATTTAGTTGCAGTAGTATTTAGTTCATAAAACATCTGAAATACTCTATATCCTAATCTTGTATGTGTTAAGTCCTTATCAGCCCAACGTCTTTTCTTTACACACATATGGGCACTCAGAGTTCTTTCGCTCATGAAACTTTTTTCACACCATTTACAAGTATTACTTTCCAAAGATTTCCTTGATTGATTTGTCATCATAACCATTTGATTTTGCTAAATCCTTTAATTCGTCAGTTGTATTAATATCAATTAGATTGTCTATATCCTCACTTTTCATATGAGGGAATAATCCATATATAAATTCAAAAACTTTATTTTTCTTTTTTCTTGCATTAGGCGGTTTTAAATATGGATGAAATTGTATTTTACCAACACCACAGGCACTTAGAAGCAACCATTGTAACTCAGGATGTTTACTAACTTCGCTAAATTGAAAGTTTACAAGTTCATTAGTCATGTATATATAATTTGTGGCATCTTTTCCCTGTACACTACTACAATACCTCATCATCATCCAGGCACTAAAGGCTTTTTTACCTTCATCCGTTAGGTTATTATAAAAGTTTCTATCCTTTTTGTCAATTGCCGCCATTATATCTTTTAATGGAATTTGAGGTTTTCTGGCCACTACTCTAAGTCTCCATCTGGATTCGAATAATCTATAAAATCTCTTTGTACTATCTCTGTCATAAGTTCTTCCAAACTGTATTTGGCATGATAAAATAGCTCATAGTCTTTTTCATCTAGCATTGAGTTTGTTACTAACGTTGTAAGGTTATGTATTGTTCTCATAAATCTAATAACTTCTGCATCATCGCTAGGCACATCACTAAGATCTAAATTTACCCACCAATCATCATTTGTTATATCAGCAGTTTCTAAATCTTTTCGTATACCTGGAAATTGTATTATATTATCTTTTGCCATTATTCTCCCTCAAATTCGATTAATGTTTCTACATTAAATCCTGCTTCTTTTAATACAGCACTTCCTCCTAAATCAGGAAGATCAATTACTGCCAACACTAATATATTTTTTTTAGATATATTAAATTTACTGCTTATTAAATCAGCACAGGCATATGCAGTACCACCTGTTGCTATAAGGTCATCTATTATAACAATTTTATCGTTTTTTGTCAATTCTGAACATTTTTGTATGTGTAATTCTGCAGTTCCGTATTCTAATTTATATTCTTTACAGTATGTAGGATTAGGTAACTTGCCTGGCTTCCTAGCAAGTAGAAAAGGTAATTCTAAATCTCTAGCAATAGGAGACCCAAACACAAACCCTCTGCTTTCTATTCCTATAATTTTTGTTGCATTAAACATCATACAACTAGCAGTCATGTCAATAAGTGCTTTATTTAGAGCTTCTGGGCGTTCTAATAGGCTTGTAATATCCCTAAACTGTATACCTTCTATAGGAAAATTAGGAACGGTTCTTATATATTCTTTTAATTCTTTCATTCTATTTTTAACTTAAAAATTGTTTCCCATTCTGCATATTGGATAGTATCAAAATATTTTGGAGGATATGTAGGTGCTGTCCATTTTATCGAACGTTGTCTTTTATAAATTGTTTTTAACCAAACTTTATGACCTGCTATTGTTTCAACAGGTCTCCATGCAAACCATTTTTTCCATTTGGAATATTCTGGTTGTGTTGGATCTTTCAAATGTGGATACCTCGTGTAAGCAGGATGACTAAAATTTGTATTTAGTTTTTTTCCTTTTATAATGTTTTTTGATAATTTCTTGTTGTTTCCATCGCCTGTGATTATTTTCTCCATTCTCTCCACCCCAACTAGAATTTAACTTTAAATTTTGTGGTACTCGTTTAATTAACTTCTTTTCCCAATCTAATGCTTCTTCCATAGTAGGAAATGTTTGTATCACTCTAGCATCACAATCATATTCGGCATTTCGCATTTTTTTATACAAAAGACTTTTACCTTTTTGGCTTGCTTTTAAATGCTCTGTTAATCTGAAATTAAATGGTTTTGCTGTATATCCATAATAAACAAATCCATCTTTGAATCTGATTTCATATACTTTAAACATTAAAACAAGTCAATACGCTCATAAGGTAAATCAGATTTACCAAAATGTCCATAATTTGTTGTTGTCGTAAGGTTCAGATCAAATAAATTAAACTTATCTATAATTCCTTTAGGTGTTAAATTAACATTATCTACTATCCAACTTGCAAGGTCTTGCCTAACTTCTCCGTCAGCATACACATAAACACTTGTAGGTTCTATAACACCAATTGCGTAACTTAATTGTACTGTGGCATTTTTTGCCTTGCCGCCTGCTACAATGTTTTTAGCCAAGTACCTAGCCATATAAGCCGCACTTCTATCTACTTTGGTACAGTCTTTACCACTAAAGGCTCCGCCGCCATGTGGTGCATATCCGCCATAAGTGTCTACAATTATTTTTCTACCTGTTAATCCTGTGTCTCCATCTGGACCACCAATAACAAATCTGCCTGTAGGATTTATTAAAAAATCTACTTTATCTAAATCGTATTCTGTTATTTCCTCTCTAATAAGTTCTTCTAAACTTTTTCTTACTTGCTCTATAGTTACATAATCTTTATGCTGAGTACTGCAAACTATTTTATCAATACTAACAGGATCATTAATACCGTTATAACTCATAGTTACCTGAGATTTGCTATCTGGCTGTAACCAATTTAATGTATTATTTGTTCTTTCACTTTGTAGTCTTCGTAATATTCTATGACTAAAATGTATAGCACTTGGCATATAGTCTTCAGTTTCATTACAGGCATACCCAAACATTAGACCTTGATCACCTGCACCAAAATTATCTGTTCCTAATGCTATATCAGGAGATTGGCCATGCAGTTCGTTATATACTTTTAATTTTTCCCAATGAAAGCCGTCTTGCTCATATCCAATATCTCTTACTACAGCTCTAATAAGTTTTTCAATATATACTTTATCAAACTTATCGCTTTTATATTCACCTGCTAATGTAACCATATTTGTAGTAACTAATGTTTCTACAGCCGCTCTGTGATTAATATTTTTATCTATCAGGTATGTAGCAACTGCATCTGATATTTGATCTGCTATTTTATCTGGATGTCCTTTACTGACACTCTCACTTGTGAATTGATAACTCATTAATTATCTCCTTCTTTTACAAAAATACCATCTACCATGCGGCCTTTTCTATCTTTTATATCATCATATGCTACAGTTAGGCATTCTTCCATTGTGATATTATTTCTTTTCATAATGTTTATCATTACAACCATCATATCACCTAAATCATCTCTAATATCATTTCCTTTGCATACATTATCAGATAACTCGCCCATTTCCTGAATTAGTTTTAATACCTGATCTTTATCTGTTGCACCGTCAATTAAGTTTCTATCAATGTGCCATTTTTCTATAAGCTCTATAAGTTCACTAGTCATTATAATTTTCCTTCATCTTTCATTTGTTTACGAATATTTGTAGCACTAATATCTTCTATGTCTGCGTCAAAAGATTCCTGCTCTACTTTATACCCTACATCTCTGCCATACGTTATGTTCATAATATTTGGTACCGGATAACATCTAAACTTACCGGCATATTGGGCTAATGATATTTCAATATTCTCGCATATTTTGTCTACTTGCCAAGGATTGTCGTCAGTTAAAGGCATATCTCTAACAAGTATTGCTACCTGCCCATGTTTTTCTAATGCTCTTTCAAATAGTGCTTTATGGCCATCATGAAATGGTTGGAATCTTCCTAGCATTTGTGTAGTTGGTTGCTTAGGTTGGAACTCATGATCCTTTAAATCTACAGCAATTAATCTTGCCCATTCCTCTACTAAGTCTTCTGTCCACCATTCGTCAGCAGTTATTGTTACATTTATAAATGTACTGCCGTCTGGTTTTTCAAACATCTTGTTTGTGTCCTCAAACCTTCCTTCATCAATAGTGTCCATCCATATTATATACTCTGGAACATTCTTTTCACGAAGTTCGTTTGTAGGGCATACAAAATCTGCTACACCATAATTACCTTTTGCAACACTTTTGCGAACATAATCTCTCATTCGCAATGATTGTCTTTCTCTACCTTCAGGAGAAAAATCCCAATCATTAAATGTTTCACGTATTTTATCTGCATTATGCCAGTCTGCATTACCTAGTATTTCTACTAATTTTTCTGCAAGAGTAGATTTACCAGACCCTGGTAAACCAAAAATTAAGACTCGTTTCATCTATTTTCCCTTTCCCATTCTGCGTTTTCTTCAAATTCTGCAAGATATTCTTCCATGTTTTCATGTATAAGTTCTTCAGTATCATGCCACTTAGTATTTAACCAGCCTACTTGAGCGTCATAACTTTTACCGGTTGTGTCATTGTAATCATATTCGCAATCTAATTCCACTTTATCGTAAAATACTGCATCAACAAATTCACCTAAATTTGTTTCAACAACACCCATTCCAAGTTTAAACTCATCAAAATCTTCGCCGTCTGTTTCCACAAACCAAGCACCAAAAGAACCTTTCTCTGAACTGTGAAACATTAAGACAGGAACATATTTGTTACCGTCTTCATCTTCTTCGTTTATTACTTCTGGTTCGTCATCAGTACTAAAGTATCCGCCTTCTCTGCCATATACATGGATTGCTTCTCCTTCGTAGACTTCTTTTTCATAATCATAATCTTCTGAGCCATCTGCTGGAACTTCATATACTGTAAATCCGCCATCTGCATAGGCACTATTAATGTGTTCAAATTCATCATTTTCCCACATGTAAAAATCTTCACCTGGACATGCAGGGTGTGGTGGGCCTTCTGGATCTAATAATGTATCATTATCTTCGTCCTCTTTTGGTTCCCAATCTTCTGCTTCTAATACTGCATCAATAAGTTCACTAGTATCATCTAGTTCTGCATAATAACTAACAAATGATGGATTTACTTCTCCTAAAACAAGTTCTCCACCGTATCTGCCGCCTTCTATTCTAAATCTTCTTTTTGACATTTTTACCAACCTCCGTCAATTGTTTCCATTACTTCATTCATATGACCTAACAGTTGTGTGATAGGTTCATCATAGTCACCAATTTCATAGTCAACGTCATCTTGTTCTTTGAACATTGCTTTTATTTGATCACCATACTGAACAACCATTTCAAGTTGTTCTCTCATTTCATCTGATATTGCCATTATGCCTCCTTGCTCGGATCCCACATAACTAAGTTTTTCTTTCTCAGTCTGTTTGTTATAATAGTATATCTATTCTGCTCTTCTTTCCATTCTTTTAACCATTTATGCCCATCACGTTCTGCATCAATAAAGATTGCATTAGTGAATGCTAATGGTAGCAAAATAGAAATATGCATTACAATACTGATAACAGTATTATAATTAAAAAACCCTAAGTAGTTTGCGGCTAAGAAGCCAAAGAACACACTCCATATAGTAAATAATACCAACATAAAGTATGTCTGCAGACTCGGGTCTTTGATTACTCTTAATGGATTGTATCTCACATCCATTACACGTCTCCAGCCATTTACAAGTCCCATTACAGTTCTTCTAAATAGACTAGGTTTGTTAATACTTGGTTCTATCATTTTATTCTCCTATTCTATATGATTTCTCACAAACTCTTTTATTACATGTAAGCCTACTGACGCCCATGTAATTATTATTAAACTCCAAAACAAAACTTCTATCATACAAGATCTGCTATTTGGATATTTTTAACTTTATTTGCTTCTTTTACAAAATATGCACACTTTGGATTAGGTCCATCTTCTAATGGAACTGCTAACATATGACCATTTTTTAATTTAGGGAAATACCATTTTACATCCTGGTACACATTTGTAATACCTATTTCTTGGCTCTGTGGTATCCTGGTTGTTAATGGATTCATTACTAACACTCTAAATCCTCTATTGTTTAAACTTGCTAATGGCAATACTTCTATACCATCTAGATCTTCATCACAAAGTAGTATACTCCAATCCATTGGCATTTGTACATTATACTCGCCAATTTGTAAACATATTGCAGGAGCATGGAAACTCTCTAAAAATATCAATGGAAGAAAATAAAAGTCTACATACTCTGGATCTCCTCCGTCAAGTACACAATACCTAATATCATCTATTTCATCAGGTACGCAATCTATATCGTATGTATTATTTTCTACTGTAAGTATTTTCATATTTTTTCCTTTTTATTTGTATGCAACTTTTGTAACTTGGAATCTAAATCCTTGTTCTTTATAAAATTGTTTTCTTTTTGTAAGATGCCTTTTACTATATTTTAAGTTACTAGTTACATCTAATACATTAAGATAGTCTTTGTCAGAGGCTTTTCTAATACCTCTGCCT